TGTAGCCGTACATGTGTTACGCATAACGGATTCAGCCGGATTGCGTCCCAGAGTCCATGCGCAGAATAGTGATGTGATGTAACTCTTTCCGGCTCTTGGAGGCATGGACACCGATAGTGATTTGATTGTACCCTCCTCGACCTTTTGGAATGCTATCGCTATGTCCTTTAAGAAAGTACGAGCCGAATAGAAGTCGTGGTCATAGTATAAACAAAACTGCCAGAAGTCACGCCTAGCCAGTTCTTGTTTAAAGACCTCCTTTACATATCTTTTACGCTCAGAGACATCCATTGTTAGTCCTTTAGTAAATCCATTAACTCAGCAGTAGTAAGACCAGATAAGTCCGGCTTAGAGTGGTTGACATCAACCTCAGAGCGCTCAATATATCCCCTCATCTTACCCTTGGTCTTTAAGAAGAATATTACAGAAGCCACATTGCCCTCAAATATCAATTCGTGTAGTTTGGATTCAGCGAAATCAAGTGTGATGTTTTCGATGTCTTTTATGTCCCTTGCATAGTCTAAATCTTCACGCATCCACTCATAGTGTGTCTGCCTCGACATGCCTACATTCTTACATGCAGTTGATACTACACCCAGACATGATGCCATTGCTTGAATCATCGCCTTTTTTTGTATGTCAGTTCTTGTCTCATTTCGTTTCATCTTGCCAGTTATTAATTGTTTGTTTAATGTAGTCCCCTACTTGCGTTTTGTCCATCATTCTACGGAATGTTCTTGACCTTATGTATTCCTCTGTAAGCATAGCAGAAATCCCTATTAGTTTCCTTTCTGTCTTGGTTAGCATTATGTATCTTATCTTATTGATTAATTTCCTCATCGCCGTTAATTATTTTAGTTATTATTTCAAGAGCCTCACCAGAGTTATTCACTATGTAGTCCCTATCGGTTAATGGTATGTTGCTCACTCGTGTTGCAATAGACTTCAAATGGCGCTCGGTTTGATTAGAGCCTCTTTTAAGCCTCCCAGCCAGACCATCACCGAGTATCTTAATGATTATTGGTTTTGCCTTTGCTATAACCTTGCTATTTGTGAATCTATCACCCTCCAAAATTACTACTTTATTTTCAGTAAGTGATAAGAAAGCATCGAGGTCAGTAATAACACTCATTGACAATCGGTCAGAGCCTTCGAATGTAGTGCCGTCATATTTGCCTACTATGACCAGAGCATCGGAGGTATGGAAATAGAATTTGCCATATTTCTGCCGTCTCTCGCATTTAAATTTATTTATTAGGGATTTCATCACCCATGTCTTGCCAGTACCAGCAGAGCCTATTAAAAGTATGTTCTCGTTCATTCTAGTATACATAGTTGTTATAAAGATTCTCAAAACACTCCCAATCACCATCCATCATGATGACTTGACCGGTATTTAGATAATGATTTTGTTTGGTTGGTGCTACTCCATAGTCTTTTGGATTAGACTCTACCCTCAGTCGCTTGGGTAGTGTTTGTTTACGAGCATCCCAGAAGAGTACGAAAGGAGTTTTGTCATTCCAGTTGTTTTCAGCGACCTTGATTCTATTGTAGAACATATCGTTGTATACATTTGGATATCGTCTGTTTATTCGATGCCATGACTTGTAACAACATAATGTAGTTTCCAGAGTAAAGTAGGATATGTCCTCATGTGGAAATCGTTGTTTAGCCTCTTGGAGTAATAATGCTCCTTCCTCTTTAAGCCAGTTTAAGACCTCATCGGTATAACTGACATCATTGTTGTACCAGTCAAGGTCATCTCTGCCCAGTACCTTGCATAAGCCATTACGATGGGACTTAGAGCCACTAATATCGTCAAGGAATAATTGAGAGCAATCTATATTGAGACCAGCCAATCTTAAATACTCTAAATATGAAAATGTGGCTAATCTTCCGAATAGATAAAATTTGTCAATCACGAATGACCAGAGGTTATCAAAGTTGGTGTACTTGTTTTCTGACTTTAGGAATGGTGCAAATAATTGTTCTTGTGTTTTGCCCCCCAGAAGTTCGATGTACATTTTGACAACATCTTCAAATTGATTTTTGACATATCGCCTATCTGTGTCCCATCCAAATCTGGTATAATTCTCTCTAAAGTATTTTGATAATTCATCGATATTGACATTTTCTATGTCTGGAAATTTCAGCCAGATGAGGTATGTTGTGACCACATTTTGAGAGCATCCGTTGATGAAAGTAAACCATAATTTCTGCTCATCTGTCATTTTATGCTTTTCAAAAATGAACGGAAATATGTAATAAATTGCTCCAGCGTGTGCCTTATATTTGAGATGAAATTCATAGAATCTTAAGAATACTTCTCGCCTATATTCTGGTCTGCGAAAGTCCATTCCCATCTCCAAATTTGTAACCTCTTGTATGCCATTTAGTTGGCAATATCTACCTAATTCCATACTTCAATATTATATTTTTTGCCCTTCTCTACCCCTCGTTCCAATAGGCGTTTCTCACTTCTCAATTTCTATAACGCCTTTATTAGCAGATAGTGGAAAGTTGCTTAAATTAACTCTTTTGGCTCTTAAATGCCATTTTAGACATTTACCAAATTACACCCATTTTGGCTCATTTCCTACTATCCAAAACAGTGTTTTTTCATTCCAAAATTCTGCAAATTTGTCTTTATTTGCCATGATGTAATTGATACATTTTCCTTCATATCGAGGATGAAACTCTATGCTGGAAATCTTGTAAGGCATCAAGTCTGAATATTGACAATATCCACTTCCGTTCAAATTGAAATGATGTATTTTCATTTTTGCACCAGAGGAGGTTGAAGAGCCGAATCCAATTTCAGTCATGTCAAATTTTGAGTTGATTTTCACGCCTATGACATCACTGATTGTTCCGAGCCGTTTTGGTATGTACCCCAGATTTTTTGAGCCGTTATTTCCAATTCCCATCAGTACAATATTCTTCAATGACTTGGGTGTGTGTAATGCCAGACCATACAAAATTGATACTACTGAATTGCACGAGCCACATGGTATGATAAGTGTTTCGATGTGGTCTGGAATGTTCCTAACTTGGAATGCTCCTACCTCATGAAAGCGCTCGATGGCTTCTGGTTTGTTTAGTTTCTCATCAACTGTGATATTAGTTTCTAATACTTCATGATTGGGGATTTTCTTAGCCAGTGAAAAGGATATTGATTGTAGTGCTTTTGCATAGCCTACTTTGGCTACATAGAACTTGGCTCCTAAACTATGCGCTAGTACCATGTTCTTATGTTCTAGATAGTTTTTACTACCGGTAGCGATAAGGCATCCTATTCCATAATGCTTACAGATTGAAGCGATGAATGGATGTTGTGGTGAGCCTACTACTGAGCCAGAAACCACACCGGATATTCTTTTGGTCTTTACCCATCGATTAACCAGATAGATACATTGTCGTAACTTACTACCATTTACAGAGTCGTACCCCAGAGGTGCAAAATAGTCCTCTCGCTTAAACCAGATTCCATCGTGTTTTTCGACTGGAGTAAGGTCGTATAGATGCTTTTCCCATTGTACTTGATTTCTGTCGTATGACTTAATCTTGAATATTGTATCACTCATTTCGGAATGCTTTTAGTGGATAGAACACCAGAGTATTTCTGTAACCATTCGGCTCAGTAGGTACTATTGGTGTCACTCCATGTAGATTGCGCCATGCCGGATAGACCAGCATCGAATTGTCAAAAGAGCCAAAGGTAGCATCATAGTCTGGGACTGTTGTATTCCCCCCTCTACTGCCCTCTCGTTTGGCTATAATAACATTTACACATCCTTTGAGATTTGCATTGTCGACATGATATGAAGCGCTGATGTTGTAGTTGGATATGGATGATGTGAATAGCGTTCCTAACCTCCACTCCTCCGGTACATTCTCAGCGATGATTCGTTGTTGTTGCTCATAGATGTGAGGTGTTAGAAGTTTTATTAACTCTTCGCTCTCCCTACATACATTTAGCATGGCTTTGATAAAGACCTCAGCGCTCTTAACATC